TAGCAGAGAACTACGAACTCTGCCGATAAATAGTTTACCTCACCGACAAGTAGTTCCCCATAGTTACGCATATCCGTAACTCTGAGATCGAACGCCTTGCCACCAAGTGTCTTGTTTGATTCTATCGCTAGTTTAATGCTGTTAGCCCCTGTGCTTGAAACGTAAGCATCTATGGAGTTCTGTCCTGTGCGTTCTGAAACTCTTCCTACGATTACCTGAACTGAGAACGTGTAGGTTTGCATTCCACGCTGAAACGTATCATCGTAATTAACGCTGATAGGAAAGACAATGGCAACTGGTGGGTTGATGTTGTCAGGCTGAAAGTCCGAAACCCGTAACCCACTTATAGTGGCTAGGTTGGTTTTGATCCCAGCGCGTAGCTCTGAAATGGAAGCCATTAAGCAAAGTTCCTAACCCGGCGATAAGGCGCAACCAATTGCTCAACGTCAGGATCAAGGTAACGGCTAACTCGCATCGCGCCCATGTCACCAAAGCCAGCAATACCAAGTGGCGAATCTAAACGCTTAAAGATACGGCTGCTCTGAATGATGCAAGCCTGAGTGATTGAGATTGGCACAGATGCCCAGCCAAAGACTGCGGTTAGTTTAATAAGAGCCTGATCAGATTCAACTGGGAATAAGTAATTTTCAACAGCGCGAATCCGTGTGTATGGAACTGCAAGACCATCTACGTTGCCGTTAAGCGGTTCTAGTTGATAGTCACCAACTGCCCATGTTGTATCAAAGACACCATCGCCAGCAGACGAAGTTTGTAGGGTTAGGGCTGTACCTGATACATCGTCAATTTGGGTAACGTAAGAATCATCAGCTGCGTAGTAACGTGTGGCAGTACCAGATGAATAAAAGTAACGCCCAGCATGACCGTCAATAGCGCGTGAAGCCGACTCAACAGCCATCTCTAGCAGGCTGTCATCTACGTTATCTGAGATGCGCAAAGCCGATTTAACCTGTGCAAGTGTGGCGTAGCCGTTTGTAATTGCCAATGGAAACTCCTAAGTCTAGGTCTATTCTACTTGCCTAGATGCCTAACTGATCTACTAAGTATTGAGTGACAGTAGCTCGTGCTTCTGAGTCGCTTGGAACCCAGTGACCTGCATAAGCATAATCAACATCTATGTTAAGGGTGCAGTCATAGGTTGCCCCAGCTACTGCCGTTCCAATCCAAAAGCACCAGTCATCATAGGGCGCAATTCTTTGATCGAAAGTGTTGCGTTCCCAAACCCATCGCCTAACTGGTGAGCCACAAGGAATCATGTTTGCATGCAGGCTAAGTATCTGTTCAGCCGTTACATTTGCAGGTGTCCAGATTTGCCCGGTGTCGTACTGAAATCCAAGGGCTAGAACATCCGCTTCACAGGTATCTATCTTGTCTAAGGCATGTGGTCGGTATCGGTCATCTATGCCAATCCAAGAAACCCAATCTGTATCGCAGTATTCAAAAGCCAGATTCATCATGTCGCTAAAAGCAAAGTCATCGAACCAAGGGACAACGGTGATGCCGTCTAAGTCCAATGCAGACTGATCTATGTCAGCGTACAAAACTAGAACTATCTTGTCTGGTTTGCGGTTAAGTGACCTAACGGATTGGATCCAATCTGGAATGTCCTGTGGATAACCGTGACAGATACTAACTACGCCTATTGTTGTACGAGTTTCCAAAAGGTATCCCCTGCTTTATCTACCATGTGGCGCAGTGCATCAGCATCGTGCCAATCATCAACGCTAGTAATTCCTACGTTCTCGTTAGTGTGAATCCTGCAACCTGAAAGCACCGCTTCCATAACTGCTCTGCACTCTGACTCAAAGGCTAAAGGTAAATGCACAAACCATTCGCATCTTGCCATAGCATCTAGGACTTGTTCACGGGGTACATCTGTAAGAGCTTTGAACTCATAACCTGCCTGTGCTGCCCAAGCGTGAGCGCGTAGCTGACCTTTTAACGGATGATTCCTAGCAGCCCATAACGCAAATGGTTGCTTGTCCATGTGGTCATAGCACTTGCTGGTGTCAAAGTAGCTTAGAACCTGCGCTGTCTTGCGTGGCTTTGACCAAGATAACTCTTTGCGCATGTGTGCCGGGGTATGGGTTACAAATAAACGAGAGCCACGAATCAGAGCGTTAAGCCCTGCGCGTGGGGTTTGTAAGTGATGCACAAATACGAATGGGTCATACTCGCTCAACCTGTTCAGCTGCTGATCTGTGAACGCATCTGTTCCCGTGACAATGACTGAATCAAATTGGTGTATGTCATGTGTATCGAATGTGTATGGGGTGACAATCTCGATCTCAAAGCCCAGAGGTGCTTGCATACGGTATTCGTAGTCTGACATTTCTGCGCCACCTGCGAACTGCCCCGTGAATAGTCCTGTGGGACTCACAGAGCCACCGAGAGCCACGTTAGGCGCGTTCTCTATGTGATGTGTATACCAGCCTATTTTCATGCTTAGAGTCGCTCGTAGGCTTTTGTTTCTAAAACCGTAAGTACGGGTTTCCAATGCTCCTCAAAGACGGTATCCGCGTTATACGCCTTAGCAAACTCCTGAGCCTTTTCTGACCTGCCACGACCACGCTGATAAGCCTGCTCTAAGGCATCCACGATTGCAGGAACGCTAGGCATGTGGAACCAAGAGGACTGCGGTGCATCCCAAAGCGGTTGGCCGTCAATTAGCCAGCCGTCACCTAGTAGCTCGGTTGAAGCTGCAAAGTCGCTAATGATTACGGGTGTGCCACAGGCTTGCGCTTCAACAGTTGGAATGCCAAAGCCCTCGCCGTATGAGGTTGCAAGCAGAACATCCATCGCCGTATAGATCGTGGCTAGAGTCTGCTGGTCAATGCCGGTGCGGTAGGTGTAAGGATCAACAAACTTAAACTTTTCTTCTGGCACTCCACAAGATTGAAGTAATTGCAACAATCTGATTCCGCCTAGTGCGCCCATTTGGTCTGTGTGTAAATACAGAACTACGTCATCGTGTTTCTGGGCAAACATAGAGAACGCAAGAATGTTCTCACCAAATGCTTTGCGATTAGGGCTTACGCCTTTATTGGCTGCGTTCATGCCAACAACAAACTTGTCCTCGCCTACGCCTATGTATTCTCTGCCAGTAGTTCCCTTGTGTCGTTTCATTGGCTTAAAGACTGGCTCAATACCGTGTGGCGCATAAAGGGACTCAATGCCTACGTTCTCAATCATTGACTGACCGTACTGGCTCATAGCGATAGGCGTTACTGAATCACGAGCAAGCCACTTAGTAACTTCTGGCGGTACTGGTAAGTGATCAACTGGAACCCAGCTAGCCACGTTCCAATCTAGCCAGCGATCACCCTTGAATACCCACACGTCATAAAGCGTAAAAAGAATGTGACCTTGCTTAGGGTGGCGTTGAGTCCAATCGTGCATGTGTGCAGGTACTACGTCATTTGAGTACAGGTCTGCGCCACGTTGATAAACGGGCATACCGTTCCAGTCTGTGTTGCTTCCCTCTAGACCGTAGTTGTTAAAGATCGCAACATCGTGACCAAGTGCTTTAAGTCGCTGTGTTACTTGTGCTGTTTGAGTTCCATAACCAGTATTTGCCCAAGGTGCGTTGCTGTTCCAGCCAATTGCTAATGGTTTTGACACAGGGTATTCCTTTATTTGCAGGTGCTTGAACCTTACATTAAAACGTGGTCAAATAAAAGCAGAACCCCACCAAGCCTGCGCTCTCGGTGGGGTTCCACGTTTTGGGGTTTCCTGACTAGGAAGCTCCACCAGCGAAGTACTTCACATGTGAAGTCTGGATGAGGTTTCCATCCACGCGCATTGTGGCGCGGAATGTAATCAGGTCGTTCTGGAATGCGTAATCGTCGGAACGATCTAGGCGCAATCCACCAACGGTGCGAGCAAAGTAACTTGGCAAGTGACCAAAGATTACTGACTTCGCGCTTGTTGCTGGGTCTGCCATTGCTGGATTTTCGTAAATTGGGTAACCAAGCAATAAATCACGAGCATCAGCAGATAGGGATGGGCTGAACAAGTACTGTCCAGCGTTGTCCTTTAGTTTACGCACAGCAGAAATTGCCTTTGCATTTAACTGCCAGCCCGTTCCCGGTAGGGTGCGACCTGCGGTATCAACACTGTAAACCAAGTCAATTAGGTTGTCAGCGGTGAATGCGCCAGATACTGCGGTAGAACCAGTGATACCTGAACCAGCAGCAGTAACGATACCTGTTGGCTGAGTTGTACCAGTTCCAGTTGTTAGTGCGCCATTGACTGCATAGCCAAGTGCGTTACCGGTCTGAGTTGCAAGGAATCCAAGAATGTCCACGCCTGCATCTTCAACCATTTCACGGCTGATCTGAGTTAGGAATGAGTACTTGTATGCACCAAGAGTCTTGAATGCGTTGAATGTTGGATCGCTTTCGCCAATAGCAGCAGCTTCAGAAGAAACTGTGCCAGTGCTGTATGCGCTCAAGCTAGGAATCTGCAAGTTCTCGCCACCAGCGGTGTTAAGAATTGTTGAAGTTTCAAGCATTGGGCCAACGTGACGAGCAAGCATGATTACCTGATCGTAGAAAGAGGTCGGTACTGGTGCGCCAGTTGTTGAAGCCTTTGTTAGATCGCGCTTCTCGAACGAGTGGGAACGAATCTCACCACGAGCTAGGGAACGGATTAGTTCAGCTTCGTCAATTGCTGGAACAGCAACGGCTGGCTTAACTTGTGATTCAAAACCTTTCATGGCTTCAGCAGCGCGGTTTTCGCGTTCTGCCTGAGCGTTCATGGTTTCGATTACCTGTGAACGTGAATCAAGGTCAGCCATGATGCGGTCATAAGTTTGGTTTTCTTCTGCGGATAGATCGCGCTTTTCAGCTGCTGCTGAGTCAAGAAGAGCCTTTGCTTCTTCCCAAGCCTTTGCACGAGCTTCTGCTTGCTGACGAATGTAGTCAGACATAGTAACTCCTAAGTGTTTGATTGGATTGGTCTTACATGTTCTGCGTGGCTCCACGACAGTCGCGCATCTATGGCTCCACAGAATGCTTATCTAATTATGGCACAAATAAAAACAGACCCAGATGCTTCCCCACATCTAAGCCTGTTCTTTGAATTTAGATTAGAACGCTTTAAGCATTAGGTCAAGTTGCTTGCGCTTGATCTCTAGCATGTCTGCTTCGCTTGGCTTGTCAGCGCGTAACTTCTGCACTACTTCGCTAATTAGATCAGCGTGTTGCGCATCTAAAGTTTCGCCTGATTCCAATTTAAGAATCGCATCGCTAAGAACATCCACATCAACGGCTGTGCGCTGTGCCAAAATGTCTAACGAACGAACGCTTGCAGTTGTTGCTTCATAGGCTGGGAAGCCAGTAACGATTGAAACTTCATGTAAACGAACCTGATGTAGTTCACGAGTTGCGCCATCGCCTGACCAAGAATCGCCCTTTGGTGGAACGCTAAAGCCAAATGACATTGACGATACATCGCCACGCTTCATAAGAACCGATAGGTCGCGCCCTGCGCTAGTGTCTGGTAGTTCAGCCTGAGCTAGTAGACCGCGTGAATCCTCAGATAGTTTCAAAGTTCCAGCGCGTGTTGAACCTAGAACTACGTCTGTGTTGTGGTTCATAAATAACTTAATTTCGTTGCGCGACTTTAGCGAACGCTTGAATGCACCCTCACGG